GACATATTAATTTTTGGGATGATATTGGGGAGAAAAAGTAAACATGCCTCCAAGAAGATGTCCTCATTGTAAATCTATATATTTTGCTAATCCCCACTCCGGAGATTTTATTCACAATTGCAATATTCCAGGAGTAGGAAGTACCTTAGCAAATGAAGATGTAGCAATTGTAGGAAATTGGGAAGATTACACAGGAACAGGGACAAGGCCAAAACAAGCAGTAATGATGGCTGGAGTAAGTAATGAAGCAGGACCTGGTGCTCGAGCAGAAGGAGAAGATATAGATAAATTAACTAATAGAGGACATGTCGCTAATACTCATAGGCAAAGAAGACATTTACAATATATAAAAGATCCCATGACTCCAAATGACTGAAATAAAAGAAACTAAAATTAAATTAAAAATAAAAGAAGGAGAAACTCTTACTTCTAAGATTAGCGAATTAATAAATGGCCATTTAGAAAGTATTACATATAATGTTATTAAAGGCCCAGTTAATTTTGGAATTTATTTAAAGGATTATAATCAAGTAATACTATGTGAATTGTTAGATGTATTTGGAGGTAGACAATTAGCACTTAGAACAGATACACATACTGAATTTGGAGATAAATTTAATTTCACACAAGATAAATGGGCTCTAAATGATAAATTATTTATATTAATTGAAGGGTTGCCAAATTCAGAAATTGAATTTCTTATTAGATGGAGTTAGTTATACTATATAGTGACTAATTAATAGTTTTTAAATAAATTAATTTATAATATAAACCATATGCCTAAAGATTTTGAAGACTGTGTGAGTAAAATTAAAGCACAATTAATGATGGACAAAGGAATGTCAGATGCAGAAGCCAGTTCTAATGCACATGCTATTTGTACAGAACAATTTAAAAAGTTAGGAAAACCATTTCAAGAGACTGAAGAAAAATTAGATATAGACGGACATATTATAGTAGATGAGAATGTTAAATTAATTATTGGAGCAAAGATTATTAAAGTAGAAGAAGATTTGGATGAAGCAGTATGGCCTACTTCATTACGAAATAATTTTCCAGATTCAAGTTTTGCGTATATTTTGCCAGGTGGAAAAAAAGATGCTGAGGGTAAGACTACCCCGCGCAGTTTAAGGAAACTTCCTTATAAGGATGGCGCAGGTAAAATTGATCTTCCACATGTTCGAAATGCTTTAGCAAGATTATCTCAAACCCAGGAAATTCCTGCTAGTGCAAAAGATAGGATTAGAATAATGTTGGAAAATATTTTAAAGAAAGAAAGAGGTGAAGAATGACAAAAAAGATTAAGATTAGTGGAATTGCAATTAATGAGGGAGTAAGTAGAAATGGTGTTAAGTATACTGCAGAAGAACTCCATAAATTTGCACCTACATTATCTGGAAAACCCATATTAAAAGACCATGTTTCAGATACTGATAATGCTATTGGATTAGTAGAATTAGGAGAAAGTGTAAATGGTGGAAAAGAAGTTTCATATAAAGGTTGGATTAAAGAAGATGGTAGTGGTATTATAGAAAAGATAGAAGATGGAAGAATTAAAGAAGTTAGTATTGGAGCAATAGCCGAAAAGATGGTCAAGGAAAGTAAAGATAGTGATGTACTAATTGCTAAAGGATTACATGCATTAGAATTAAGTACAACCCCAACTCCAGGAATTGTAGGAACAAGTTTAAAGAAAGAAACCACAGAAACTAGTGAAGAACTAGAATTTACAGAAAATGATATATCAAAAATGATTGAAGAATATTACAAAACTCATATTCATAACGCTAATACGTTAGAAACAAATAGTTATAAGGAGGTTATTATGGAAAACAAAGAAACCAAAGGAGCAAATATGACAACTCCATCCGTTTCCGAAGCTGAATTTAGAGAAATGAGAGAAAAATTAGCTGTTCTTGAAAAAGAAAAAGCTGATTTACTTGAATCTCAAAGATTAGAAGCTATTAAAACTTACGAAAAGATTTGTGAAGCTAAAGATTTGAAAATCGCAGATTCTACTGAAATGACAGTAGAAACTATCAAAGCATTGACAGAAATGGCAGAAGATGTACCAGAACCTGAAGAAGAATCTGAAGGAGAAGGTGAAGAAGAAGCTAGTGAAGAATGTGAAGGCTGTGAAGAAAAACCTGAAGCAGAAGTTAAATCTGAAGAAGTAGAAGATGAAGCATCTGACGCTGAAGAAAAGTTAAGCGGATTTGTTATTGAGAGTTCTGAACTTGGCGGATTTTCGTTCTATAAATCTTATTAGAAATGACATTAAATCCAGAAGGTTTTGTTCAGATTAGCGACTTTGGTAATCCTAAGATTTTCAGCGGTAAAGCACGAGCTGCTATTTCTGGAGGCCAAGTAGTTGGTTGCTCAGGAGCAACAGCTAAAGTTTCATCTGGTTTATCATCTTACGTTACAGACGATATTGAATTGTATGTAGCAGATGCTGCAGAGAACTGTGTTGGTATTGCTTTAGAAACAGTAGCATCAGGAGCTAGATTAGGTATTGCAGCAGATGGAGTATTTATACTACCATGTTTTGGTTCTGTATTCGCAGGACGATTAGTTCAAGCAGGAACAGCTGATGCAGTTGCTAATGTAGGTTCACAAGCTGTGCCAGCTAATGCACAAGATTCATCCATGGCAGGTAATGCATTTGGAAGATCACTTACAGCAGGAGCAAGTGGAGGTTTTGCTATTGTTCACGTACACTCATAAACATGAAATACGTTAAAGAATTATTAAGCACAGACCTTGCAACAGAAGGCCAGTTACTTATCGTTAGAAAAATCTACGACACTTTAATTGGAGAAGTTTATAAAAGATTAATTCCACGAACTGAAGCTAAGTTTGTTGCAGGTCCTTCTGCAATCCCTGGTTCTAGTTTAGATATTGATCGTGAAACTCCTAATACTATGGCTGTTAGAGCTACAGCAGAAGGAGCAGATATTGCTTTGGACAATTCAGCTTACACATCTATAAATGTTAAGCCTGTTAAGTATGGAGTTGGAGTAAGGATTACTAGAGAAATGCAAGAAGACGGGAAATGGAATCTACTTGAGTCAAATATTAGAACTGCTGGTAAAAGATTTGCAGAGAATGAGAATAAACTTGTTCTTACGCAATTAGATACAGCAGCTAATACAGTTTCTGGAGGCGCAGCTATTACAATAGCTAACGTTACCAGAGCGATGCAATATCTTGAAGACAGTGACTTTGAACCTACTACATTGTTTGTAGGTAATGAAGTTCTGAATGATTTGAGAAATATTGATACATTCGTAGAAGCTGATAAACTTGGAAGTAGAGAAATGTTAGACAGTGGTTTTGTTGGAAGATTGTACGGAATGAATGTTGTAAGATTCAGTTCAAGTGGTCAAGCTGCACCTACAACTACATATAGCAAGTATGCTTATGTAATTGATAGAAGTGAAGCATATATGATTGCTGAAAAGAGACCTATGACAATTGAGAAGTTCGATCTACCTAGCAATGACATGTCAGCAGCTTCTATTACTCAGAGAATTGCAGTTAAAGCCTTGAGAACAAGCGCGATATGTAACATTACAACTTCTTAAATAGTTAATACTATTTAAGGATGTGTAGCAAAATTATTATTATTTTTTTTTATTATAATAACCAAATTAAAGAAAGAAAAAGGAGGAAATAGATAAATATGACAACAGGCAGTACAGTTATAGGAACAGTTCAAGGATTAGCCAATGGTATCGAGACTAAAGACTTAGGTAAAATCGTAAATGTTATTGGAGACCCTGATGGTGTTGTAGTAGGAGTACCCACTTCAGGAGTAGCTTGGGATGGTACAAATGGACAACACTATATGGCGAAAGATACTAATGCATGGATTAAACTGGGTTCAATATCTTAAATATTTATTTTTTTCTTGCACACGCCGAAGAGCATGTCAATAAAGACGATAAGGAGGTATAAAATAAAATGGTAAGACCAAATAGAATTAAGCAAAACATATTTTCATCATTTACTGTAACAGGAAGTGTTTTATCTGAAACTTATAGTAGTGAAGTTCTAAATGGAGATATTCTAAAGATTAGAGTAGCTGGCATAACTTCACCCGGTAGTTTATGGATAGCTGAAAGTGGGACTGATATAGAAATTTGGAGACGAAATAATATAACTTCAGGATTAAGTAATTTTGAAGTATATCCAAGAAGCCAAATAGTTGATTCTTCTAATGTAACTATAAACCAAGCCAGTGGAAATGTATGGGATTATAGTATAGTTAATTCTCCTGTATATATAGCAGCAAGTGGATTGACATCTGGAACAGATACAACATTCGGACCAGTTACAGTATTTTATAGATAATTTTTAAATGGCAACATGGAGCATTGGAAGTATAAATGACCATATTACAAATATGGTTGGAGCATCAAATATTCCTAGTTCGATCTCAGGAACAACATTAGATAACATGATTAGTCAGGAAATTAATTTTGTTGAAGAGTTTACAACAACTACAATTCCAGATGCCACTATTCCAGAAAAATATCAACCTTCTATAATAGATTTAACATTATCTAAGTTATTATTAATGTTAGAAACGCAAGAGGGAGGAGTTGATGCTGTGAAATTGGGAGAGTTAAGCGTTAGTTCTTCTTCTAAAGGAGGAAACGCAGGACTAGCACAACAATTAAAAACAGATGCAATTCTTAGATTGAAAGAATTAAGTAGACAAGTAAGGTTTACAAGGGTAACTGGTTAATATGACTAATTTATTAACTAAATTTTATGGTGGAATGAATTTAATTATGCAAAATGGAATTCAATCTACTGTTAGTATTATCAGTTTTGCTTTTACAGATAGTGATTATGATGATGTAACTACTCAAACATTAACTGGAAGTACAGTGACGAGTGGATTATTGTATCCCATGAGAGCAGAGAGAGGAAGCGAAGAAGCATTGTTAATGGAACAAGGAAAATTATTACAACAAGATAAAACATTATATCTTCCAGGTTCTCCTCAAATAAATTTTAGCGGAAATATATTAATTGATGTTGGAGGAAGCAAATTTACAATGGTTCCTGCAGGGTTGCAATCATGGCAATTAAGTGGAAGTGATATATATCATAAGATATATCTTAGACATACAATTCCAGGGAGTTTATACTAATGGTTTCAGTTACTCCTGGTGGCCAAAAAATTAAAGTGGAAGTATTAGGTATTTCTAAAGCATTACTAATGATTAAAGCAGAGCAAATAATTATTAATACTGCAACAGAAATAGGAATAGCTAAAGGAATAAATCATGTTAAAGAAGAAGTTGAAGCAAGCATTGAAGGAAAAAGAGCAGAACCAAAAAGTGTTGATACAGGTAAGTTTCTAAATTCAGTTGATATAAATGTTAAGGGATTTAAAGCAGAGATTACTTCTAATGTTCCTTATGCTAAATATCTAGAATTTGGAACTTCAGTAAGAGCACCAAGAAGGCATTTTGGTAACACTATGAAAAGAGAAGAGAAAAAAGTAAATAGAATATTACATACTACTCTTAAAACAAGAATCTAGATACTATATAGTATTAAATTAATTGTATTTAAATGATACTTTTTATTCTTACATAGATTATCAAGTGAGATAATCGAAATAACCAAGCGAGGTAAAAAATATGGAATATATAACTGAAATAGAACCTACAATGGTAAGTTCTACGAAGAAAGAAAAGAAGAAAACGATTTCTGAAAAAGAATGTAACTCTTGCAAGTATCCACTACCTAAATTATTAGATAACGGAATTTGCCCAATATGTGGCAGAAGGAATTAGATACATGGCAATTAGTACAAGTACTTTTTTATCAGATGTAGTCATATTTATTCGTGATTTACTTAGAACAAATGTAACTGACCCTATCGGAAGAACAAATGGAGTTGGATTTGTTATGACTGCTTTTCCAAAAAGACAAACTCAATACCCTCTTATTACAATTAAATCTATCGGATTAGATAGTAAAAAATTAGGAATGAGTTCAGAAGCAAATATGGTTAGTATAGAATTAGAAACAAGAGTATGGGCAAGAAATTCTAAAGAATGTGATACTTTAACTCAAAAGGTTATTAATACATTAAGAAGTAATCAATATGGAACTAATAGCACTGATGTAGAAGAAATACATGGATTTGAACTTCTATCATCCACTCCAGTAACAGAAGAAGAAGGAGATAATACTATTCATTCAAATGTTTTAACATTCGCATATAAGGTAATTTTATCATGATTTATTATTTAATAAATAAAATGAAAGGAGGTAATTTTAATAAATGGGATATTACGTCGCAGATCAAAACCAAGTTGTATGGTTCTTTGAATCAGGAACTTATGGTTCTAAATTAAACAGCGGTTCTTTAGTATCTGGTAATTGGCTAGGCTTAGTTCAGTCACATGACCCAACTGATGCAGAAAATGTACAAGAAGTTAGATATACTGGAACAGCAAGTAGAAATGTAGGACAATTCGTTGATGGTCCACTGGACTTTGAAGGAACTTTATCATATTATGTACAAGATTTCAATATGGCAATGTTTGCTTTTGGAAGTAATGTAGATTCAGGTAGTCCGAGCCCTTATATTCATACTATAAGTGAACTTAATAGTGATGGCAGTTATGCATTCACTAGCGGTGCACTTAATCCATTTCCATCATTTACAGTTGTAGATAGTAAGAAAGCAACTGAAGATGGACAACAACAAGTAAGAGAATATAACGGATGTATAATAGATAGTTTCGCATTAACAGCAAGTGAGGGAGAGCCTATTACTTGTGAAGTTGGATATAAAGCACAAACATTAACATTAGGAAGTAAAACAGCAGATATACCAAGTATCAGAAATGAAGATACTTCAAGACCATATCTATGGAGTGATGCACAATTACATATTGTTAGTGGAACTAAAGTAGATGTATTGACAGATGTAGGATTTACATTATCTAATAATTTAGAAAGTAAACACTATATTAACGGAAGTAGAACTGTTGCAATTCATATACCTGCAAATAGGGATTATGAAGTAACAGCAACCTTAGATGCTAACTCAACATGGGGAAAGATATTATATGAACAGTATTGGCTTGGAGGTTCAACCTTTAACTCTATACTGAACTTTACAATTTTAGCAGGAAGTGAAGAAGCAAACCTTATTATGAGCGGTTGTCGAATGACAGACTTCTCAGCACCAACACCAAATGAAGGTGTTAATGAATATTCACTTACATATAAGCCACAAACAGCCAATATGGTTGTTGATGACTATGTATTTAAGTACAATATAGACTAATTGTAAGGAGGTTAATAAATGGGATATCTAAAGAAAGAACAAGTCTTTTTTGAAAGAGACGGAGAAGGTAAACTTCTCCCTATAGATGTAACTCTAGAATCATATGATGCTGGAACACAAATCAGCATGATTCCAATGGCTAAGGGAGAGATTACTGAAATGGCATCTAAAGCTAAGTCATTCGAGACTAATCCAGATATGGATGTTGATATTGTTATCAAACATTGCGCTGAACCAAAATTTACAGAAGCAGATAGAGAAACATTGAAGTCTTCTTCTAAAATAGCTTTACTAAATGCAATTGTTACAGCAATTGTTGCTGAAAGTACTGGAGTTAGTCAACAACAACTTATTGAAGATGGAAAGAAAAAGGTTTTATCTAAAGGACTTGCAGAGTTAGAAAAAAAGTAGCAAGGGATAGAGAAAGATCCCTTTTCTACTTTCTTCATGAAAGAGGATACACTTTTTTAACTATCCCATTATTAACTATACCTGAAATAAACTTATTGGTAAATGAGTTTAATATGATGGAAAAGAAGAAAAAGAAGGAGAACAAAAAATTGCAAAGTAAAATGAAAAGAGGAAGAAGAAAATAAATGGTAGCATTAACATCCGTTATATTTAGGTTGACTGCCATTGATATGTTTTCTGGAGTATTTAAAAAAGCTAGCAAAAAGCTTCAGGTTATAAGAAAAGTAGGAATGATAGCACTGGCTGGCTTTGCTGGCCTTGCGATTGGAATGACCAAACTTGT